CCCTGACCCTGACCCTGACCCTGACCCGAAGAAGAAGACGGCGACGGCGGCTTCAAAATCAGACTTCTTCAGGGCGGAATACGTAAACCAAAAAGAATCGATTGATACCCTTATGCATGTTACGGGTAATCTTCACCTCACAGAGGCACAAATTGACTACGCTGTACCGGCGGTTAGAGCGATAGCGGTCAAGCACAAGGATGATTTGCTTGATTACCTATCCGAGTATTACGAGGCATGGAGGGGGCGAGGATACTCGAAAACCAACTATGCCTGGTTGGAATGGGCAGCGGCTGGGGAAATACCGAAGCAAAAGCAAAAAGAAAAATCATTTTCAGAACGATTGGCGGAGGCGTAAATGACCAGGGACGAAATAAAACGGGTGATTGCAATACTATCTGCGGCATTTCCGGGAAAAAAGGATGCTGACCTGGCAAACCTGATAGATGCTTACTGGCTGGGTCTGAAAGACCTGGACATGCGATACCTGGAAGGCGCGCTTGAAGGCATGATCCGTGAAAAAGTTTACTTCCCGACCGTGTCAGAGATCCGCGAATATGCAGAAAAGTACAAGAATGCGACCACCAGGATCAACCCGATGGCGCTGCATGAAAGGGCAATTATGCTCAAAGACCGGTATGTTGCCGGCGAGGACAATCTTGGCCAGTGGTTTGTGCTGGCAAAGGTTATGCGGCAGAACGGGCAGGAATGTGCTGCTGCCGTGCTGGAAAACGAGGCAAACGAGATCCGGGATAACAGTGCCCTGATTGAGATGGTCGAATTTGTGGATAGCATGGAAAAAGAGAAGGAGGTTTGCAATGCCGCGTAATTCTGTCAAATTGTCTGACCTGCACCTGGCTATTTTGGAGATCATCAATAACCACATCGGTTTTGATGCCAGGATAAGCCGGCAGCAGCTGCGCAATGAGCTGATCTGGCGCGGTTTTGATATCAAGGACCGCAATATGCGTGAGCAGATAGAATTCCTGCGCAGTAAAACACCAGGCGGGGCGTATATCTGCAGCACCACATCGGGCGGGTACTGGCGGGCGAAGGACCTGGACGAGCTTGAGAAGTATATTAGCCAGGATGAACGGCGGGCGAAAGGAATTTTATACCGGCTGAACCGCCAGCGCGCCAGAGCCACGCGTGCAATGACTTTATCCAGCCTGGAGGTGCGCTGATGCCGGTAATTAGATCGGTGTGGGTGAAATGCGACCAGTGCGGGCGTGAGTCAATCCCAATGCCGCTGATACCCGAATTCCTGTATGCGGAAAAAATTATTTTTATGCCCTGGCCACCGGCGGCTGGTCCATCAAAAAGAAAAAGAACCATGTGCTGTGCCAGGATTGTTTTTTGCGGCAGTACGCCGATCAAAACGGGATCGAGCTGCCACACCGTGATCCAGTATCAAACCAGGAGGAAAAATGAAAAAGGCAACTGAGCTGATCGAGACGCGCGTGGGTTTGCTCATGAACCGGTACAACCCTGAGAATGACATTATTCCAGGAGCTCCGCAGGTGACATATTCTGACCGCGTGCTGCTTTCGATGGTCGAGGAGCTGGCGAAAAAGATCGATGAGCTGGAGGCACGCAATGAGCCGCTCGCACAGGTTGAGGCGATCCAGTCGGCGTATAACTGCCTGAGGATGGCGCTGGGGGATTGGTACGAATTCGACCTGCAGCATCAGCCGGATATGACCCATTTTCACTGCAAGCGGGCGATGGATTTCGTGGAGTATGTGATGCGGAGCGCGAAATGAGCGACCATATCGCGGCCGAAATCATCCAGGTGAATGTTTTGAAAGAGCTTCCCAAAGGCACATATAAGGTGCTTTTGGCGCCTTCTGCGGCGGATGCTATCAAGGAATACAGCGCAAAGTATGCCGGTAAGCATGGAATGCCGGCAACGATCTACCAGCATCGGGCGCTATTTTATTTCTCGGTGGATATTGATGGTACCGGCGCTTGAGTTCGTGTTCCGGAGTGGCAACGATGAAACGGTTGATCTGCTTCTTTTTCGGGCATAAGTGGGTATTATCGTATGATTTTCATGCCAGGTGTTGGTATCACAGCCATTGCCTCAGGTGCGGGAAAGATTCAACTATTTCGCAAGACATAATTCGGTTGAAAAATCCGGAGGAATAATGGATGAACAAAAATTGTGGAAGTGTCCGAATGGGCATATCCTTGGATTATCGACCAGGAATGGGTCGCATGTGCGCCAGCTGATGCTCTTCCGGCACGCGGTGAGATATCCTGAGTATTTGCCAGCTGAGGTGATTGCCAGGGTAGCTGGTTCTGTGATGGATGTGCGCTGCAGCATTTGCGGTGAGATGCGCACCTGGGCGCCCGGGCAGGAGTACATTGATGAGCTGATTCGCAAGCACACCAGGGTGATCACGGTCGGGGAAAGTGATGGGATGTTCCATGAGTGAAACGGTAAAGCCCTGGATCGAAAATAGTAGTTATCCTGGCAGGCACTGGCTGCTATATACAGACCGGGGTGATTATGTTGCCAGGGTGGATCATCAGCCATATGACAAGGGTCTTTATCGGTGGACTGCATTTATGTACCGTGAAGATTTACGTCAATACGGATTTGCCAAGACGCTTGAAAATGCACAGCAGACCGCTCAGAGGATCGTTGAGGGAAAACCGGTGCAGATGATGCTAATTGGAATGATGGTATAGGATGAGAAATGCTGATCATCAAAATCCAGAATGATGGCACTGGAGATATATATTTTAGTAATTACCGATACCAGGTATTGGTCAATGAGACGGTAATCGAGAGCGGGAGCATCAAAAACCATTTACGCACAGCTGGTTGGCAAAAACTGGTAACGATGCTGGTTGAAGAAAGTTTGCGATCTCACTTATTGGAAATGTTAGCTGAAATGGATGATGCGCAGAAAAAGGAGGATGAATGAGCAAGCAAAAGCGCAATAGCAGGATAGACGAAATGTGGAAACAACGGGCGGTATATTCATCCATCTGATAGGGGGTGGGTGAAGAAAGTAGATAAAGAATGACGATCACACCAAATGAAATGGTAGAAATGCAGCGCAACATGCCCGATGAGGTAAAAGAACGGGCGCTTGAGTTGTATGAAGCAATCAAAAATTCAATCGATGAAACGCAAAGGTATGCCTTAATGACAGATAAAGAGCTGGCAAAAGAGCTCATGGATGTATGGGCCGAATTGCCTATATTTTCAAAATACTCCACCCTTTTGGAGCAAATAATGTTTCGCCTGAGCGGTGGACAGAAGGAGGAATAAATGGAACGTGTAACTTGTTCTGTATGTGGATATCAATATGCCGGCAAAATTCCACCTGGTGGAGATGGAACGGTCTTAATGCCGCGAAAACATAAGAAATATGGCTTTGGCTTATCCTATTATGATAGACAAAAAGCGGGTGATTGTCCTGGATCGTTTCAATTGGCGCGTGAGTATCAGGAAAAAGACCATGAATGACGAGGATGCTGTAAAATATTGGGTGAATAAATTGAATGATGCCATTCAAATATTGCGGCAGATTGCCGTGTATCAAGTAAATACACAGCTTGAAGCATCTGCAATGAAACAACTGGCGATAAATTTCTTGATATCAAATGGATATATGCCACCTTCTGAAGTTATTCAATGACCAGATCCAGCAATCCAAGGGAAAGTGTAAAAATGAAAAAATGCGTATTGATTGGTGGAACATTGTTTGATCGGTTAGAGAAACAACATTTACGCACGGGATCAAATAAGGTGCATATAATTACAATTAATCCTTTTGTCGGACCTTATCGGCAAAAAGGAAATTATTTTGAAAGAATGCAATGTTCGAATGGTTCCCATGCTTGGGTGGAGATAACAAATGAATGCTGAAACAAATCTACTTGAAGATCTTTCTCTGGATCAGATGAAATGTTACATGGAAGAGTTTCGAGTCCGGGAAAATAAGAAAAGTTGGGAACATTTTGCTCAGCAAGGAAATAACGCAAAAGTTTGTCCATTTTGCGGAAAGGCGCCATTAGTATGGAGTTATGGTAGAAGTAAAAATATGGTTAAATGTATTACTGATGGGTGCCCAATGAATGTGTCCAATATTTATATGTTCCTTGAAATCTGGAACAGTAGACCGTACGAAGATATTTTAATAGATGAGATTGAGCGTTTGCAGTTAAAACTGAAAGAGGCGGGTGCATTATGAGTTATAAAGGAAAAAAAGTATGGTTCACGAAAAGAGAGCGCAATATACATGGAGATGTATATTCTGAAATGCGCATAATTGGTGAATTGATTGAGTTATATGAATTGAAAGCAATCGTAAAAGATGAATTTGGTCAGGTTTATATTGTTGATGCAGATGATTTAAAGTTCTGTGAGCTGTAATGGATGCGAAAACGATTGAGGATATGCGTTATTTTGCAGACCGGCACCGTGGCAAGCACAAAACAAGCGGTCCGCACTGGAGCACAATAAACAGGTTCCCGCTTCTATTTGATGAAATGATGCGCTTGCGGTCTGTTCTTGAACAAATCGATTATGGAGCAGAACATGGCCGCAACCTGGATTGGTGCAGAAGGAAGGCAAAAGAAGGATTGGAGCAAAATACCAGTACATCTGGGCTTGACAAGTAGAATCAACCCATATATACTAGATAATAATATGCAGACCTGATGTAGTTCGGGTCACCCGTAGAGATGAGCGCCTACGACTAATTTTTTAGTCGTGGGCGTTTGCCTGTTTAAGCCCACGAGAAAGCGAGCGGGATAATGGAAGTCTTTGTCGCGGGTTTACCTCTGGTTGCTGTTGTTCTTGCCCTGGTGGAATGGTTCAAAAAGATCAACATTCCTTCGGGCGCCCTTCCCTTTGTGAGCATGGCCGTGGGCATCCTGGTGGGCATTGCCTATCAATGGAGCCTGGCGCCGTTGGCCAGTTTCTCTGAGTGGTTCAATGCGGTCATTTTCGGCCTGGCATACGGCTTGATGGCGAGCGGAATATATGATGTTGGCAAATCCATAACCAAGTCGGACTAATACTATGACCACCGACCAGATCGTTACTCTAATTGTGGCGATCGTTGGTTCTGGCGCGCTTGGGATTCTGATCAATTCTATTGCCACAAAGAAAAAGGTGCGTGCTGAATCCGGCAAGATAACATCCGAAGCTCATGCCATTGACCAGGATAGCATCAATAAGACGCTTGAATCCATTGCCAAAGCAGCAGACCTGATCAGCGATGTCTCTGGTCAACAGGTCAAGATGCTGTATGAGCAGGTGAGCCGGCAGGAAAAGCGCATCGCAGAGCTTGAAGACGAAATCCGGATATTGCGTGACAAGACCAAAGCGGACGACATGACCATCGCAACCCTGCAAAAAGAGAACAGCCGGCTAAAAGACCAGGTAAAAAAACTGGTCGATGAGAACACAGCGAAGGACCGTGTGATTGATGACCTCAAGCGCAGGGTTGATGAGCTGGAAACTAAGTTGTCAACTGTCGAGAGCGCTGAAAAACGCAGGCAGGATTGTGAATGACCAGGCGCAGTGCCCGTATTTGTGTGCACCCAGGGTGCCCGAATATTTGCAATACCCCTGGTGTTTCAAGGTGCCCCAAGCATCAAGCTGAGTATGAGCGCACTCATGATGCCCGCCGGCCAAGTGCATCACAGCGTGGGTATAACCGGCAATGGAAAGCGGTCAGGGATAAATTCCTGGCCGATCATCCATTGTGTGAGATATGCGGAGCTCCTGCAGAAATAGCGCACCACGTTATCCGCAAGCGTAACGGCGGCCAGGATGAAGGAGCCAACCTGCTTGCATTGTGCAAGAAATGTCATGGACAACACCATGCCGCCACCGGTGAGAGCTGGAAAAAGCAACATGCTTAATAGGAATTTATTTCTATATGGGTAAGGGCTGTTAAATCTCTAAAAGTATGTCGAGCAAAAACCGAGGCGGCAATCAAAAATTTATTTGTACAGGATGAGGGATGCCAGGACCAGTACCAAAAGACCCAAAGATCAGGCAGCGTAGAAACAGGGTAACTACCCAATCTACGCTTGATGCCGCGTCGGATGGTCGCAGACGCCGGCCGTCGTTGCCGGCTGGGATCGACTGGCACCCGATGACGGTTGCGTGGTGGCGGGATGTGTGGCGCAGCCCGATGGCGAAGGAGTTTTTAGAGGCTGACAAGCACGCGCTGTTTCGCCTGGCTATTTTGATTGATCGGTTCTGGTTGGAGCCAAGCAAGGAATTGGGAGCAGAGATCAGGCTGGAGCAGCAGGCATTCGGCCTGACACCGATCGACCGGCGCCGGTTGCAGTGGTCTGTGGATAATGACCGCGAGATATCAGATAACCGGAGGGTTGCTGTTGCTCCTCCAAGTTATAAGGATGAGGTTGACCCAAGAAATCTGCTGAAGTGGGTGGTGGCACCCGAGCCTGAACCTGTGCCCGTACCTGAGGTGAATAAGGAATGACGATTCTGACGGTGCCAAAGCATGATGAGATTCTGTGGCCAACATTGGGGCCGCAGGTTTGTGCTTTCATCGAGTCGTTGCTGGTGTTTGGCCCGGGAGATCTGCGGGGAGAGCCGGCCAAGTTGGATGATGAGAAGCGGGCGCTGATTTACAGGATGTATGAGGTGTACCCGGCTGATCATGTGATGGCAGGGCGCAGGCGGTTCAAGCGGTGTGCTATTTCTCTCAGGAAAGGTACTGCCAAAACCGAGCTTTCAGCCTGGATTGCTGCGGTTGAGCTGCACCCGGATGGACCGGTACGGTGTGATGGGTTTGATGCAGCTGGTAACCCGGTTGGGGTGAGCGTGACAGACCCGTATATTCCGATGGTGGCGTATACGGAAGAGCAGTCAGATGAGCTGGCGTATGGCGCTTTACGGGTGATTTTGCAGTATAGCAGGATCGCGGATGATTTCGATATTGGGATCGAGCGTATTATGCGTATTCATGGGGATGGTAAGGCGGTTAGTTTGGCCACCAGTCCGAATGCGCGTGATGGGGCGCGTACTACTCTTAATATTTTCGATGAAACCCATAGGATGACGACTCCATCGCTTAGGGCAGCGCATAGAACTATGTTGGCAAACGTACCGAAACGATTTATGTCAGATGCATGGAGCCTGGAAATTACTACGGCACCGGCGCCTGGTGAGGGTTCGGTAGCCGAGGCTACTATGGATTATGCCAGGCAGGTGGAGAGCGGGAAGATTGAGGATTCGCGCTTGTTTTTCTTTCACCGACAGGCTTCAGATAAGCACGATCTGAACACTCCGGAGGGTTTGCGAGCAGCGGTAATTGAGGCAAGCGGGCCGGCTGCGACCTGGAGCGATATTGACGGGATTATTGATCAATGGAATGACCCGACTGCTGATAAGACTTTCCTGGAGCGGGTATGGCTTAACCGCCTGGTGCGGGCAAGTGAGCGGGCATTTGACCTGGAGCAGTGGAATAAGCTGGTAAAGCCGGATTATGTATGCCAGGATGGGGCGTTGATCACGCTTGGTTTTGATGGCGCCAGGTGGAGGGATGCGACTGCGATTGTGGGTACTGAGGTGGCAACCGGTTTTCAATTCCTGATTGGGCTGTGGGAACGGCCGCAGAATGTTTTGGAGTGGGAAGTTCCTATGGCGGAGGTGGATGAGCGAATCTCCCAGGCATTTACGCGCTGGAAGGTGTGGAGGTTGTACGCAGATCCGCCTTACTGGGAGACGCTGGTAGCTGAATGGGGTGGCCGGTATGGCGAAGAACGGGTATTCGAGTGGTGGACAAACCGGATCAAGGCTATGGCTTATGCAATCAAGTCGTTCAATAATGCGATCACTTCGGGTGAGCTAAGCCATGACGGGAGTGTGCACCTGGCGCGGCATATCGGGAATGCGGTCAGGCATCAGATCAGTTTACACGATGACCAGGGCGTGCCGATGTGGACCATCTACAAGGAACAGCCGGAAAGCCCGCATAAGATTGATGCTGCTATGGCGGCCATTTTGAGCTGGGAAGCGCGCTGTGATGCGTTGACTGCGGGGGTGAATGTTCAGCAGAAAAGCGTGTATGAAACACGCGGTTTGGAGGCGGCATGATAAGGCGGAGAAGGGGTGTGGTTGTGAACATGAAGGCGGGCCATACGTTCCGCGGGATCATGTGGAGCTGGGGTTTTCTGCAGGATCAGGTTGTTTTGAAGCAGGCTGCAATTTTGAAGCCTGGCGGTGAGGCGGTGCCTATGGACGGTGAGGTGGTTTTGTTCAAGCGTGATGTTGATTTTATCCAGGTGCTGCGATGACAACGATTATCAGCCAAACGAACCTGGTGGATATGCCCGCCAACTGGTGGCCCGCGAGCGGTTCACGCAGTTTGACGCTGTATGATAGTTATTCATACGATTATTCGACGCTGTATAAAACCCAGCCGAATGTACGGGTATGTGTGGATTTCCTGGCGCGCAATATTGCCCAGCTTGGGCTGCATGTTTACAGGAGGCTGGAGAATGATGACAGGGTGAGGGTGCGAGACCATGGGATTGCGAAGCTGCTTGATCTGCCCTTGCCTGCATCGTATAAGGTGACGCAATACCGGTTGCTGGAAAGCCTGATGGGAGATCTGGGGGTATATCATAATGCTTTCTGGTTGAAGCTGCGCAATGAAACCGGGTTTTATGGGCTGCTGCGGATCCCGCCAGTGTATGTGACTGTTAGCGGGAGTTTGTATCCTACCGGATACACTATTACTTATGCGGATGGTCCGAGGAAGTACGATCCTTTAGATATTGTGCATTTCAGGGGGTATAACGCGGAGAATGCGGTAAGCGGGTTATCCCCGCTGGAGACTTTGCGCAGGATCCTGGCTGAGGAACAGGCATCCGGGGATTACCGGGAACATTTCTGGGGGAATGCGGCCAGGATGGCGGGGGTGATCGAGCGCCCGGCAACTGCTCCGGAATGGTCAGATACTGCCAGGCAGCGGTTCAAGAGTGAGTTTTCAGAGCTGTATGCGGGCGGGGATAATTCCGGTAAGACGGCTGTGCTGGAAGAGGGGATGCAGTGGAAGGCGATTTCGTTCAATCCTCAGGAGGCTGAATACCTGTCCGGGCGAAAGTTGACACGGGAAGAGTGCGCGCGGGCATATCATATTCCACCTCCGCTGGTTGGAATTTTGGATCACGCGACTTTCAGCAATATTACCGAACAGCATAAGAATTTGTTTACGGATGTTTTGGGGCCGTGGTGCGAGAGTATTGAGCAGGAGATTGCGCTGCAGGTGCTGCCTGAGTTTGCTGACCAGGATGGTGTGTATGTGGAGTTCAACATCCAGGAGAAGCTGCAGGGTGATTTTCAGACGCAGACGCAGAGTTTGCAGAGTGCGATTGGCAGGCCGTGGATGACGGCAAATGAGGGACGTGCCAGGATGAATCTGCCACGGATGGATGGCGGTGATGAGCTGGTGACGCCTTTGAATGTGATCAGTGGCGGGCAGGCAAGCCCGAATGATGTAGATGGGAAGGCTAACCCCACCCTGACCCAATCCATCTTCCCCTCACCTAACCTCTCCCATAGGGAGAGGAACAAACAGGAGAGGGTGAAGGAATTAGAGGAGGAAGAAGAGGTAGAGGTTTTTCGGATGTACGATCCGAAATTACGGGGTGTGTTTGAGGCGAAGTGGGAAGCGCTTTTAATCAATATCTTTGAGCGGCAGAAGAAGGCCGTGATGAGCAAGGTTGGGGGGAAGAT